AGGAAATTGGTCTACTTGAAGAGACACTCAGGGGTGATGGAGGTTTTGGATCTACAGGTCTTTGAGATCATCCTGACAGAACCATAAATCTTCAGCTCTAGGCATAAAAAGTATACCATGACTCATAGTCATAGATAATTTGGCTTTATTGACATTCGGGTAAGACCATAGTATCCACCTCTCCCAATATTCGGCCCGGAAGAAATCTTCCCAATCCTCTTTAGAACTTTCCTTAATTTTCAACATTTCTTTCTGTATCTCATACGGATTCGTCTCTATTCGCAGCTCCTTAGGAATGATAGCACCTTTCCTAAGAAGTTGTGCACGCATAAGTCTCGGATTACCGTGGTCTATATAATGTTGAACTCCACTTTCACCAAAATCAATACTCCGTTTATTTGGTAAGGTGACCCTATATTTATGTGTAATCGAAGGACTGGGTTGTAATACGACGTGCATTAATAGAATATAAGGAAAAAAATATAAGAATAGTTATGCTTGAGTACATATCACTCGATGGTACCATTATACAGGTGGGTCAGAATGCAAAAGAAAACGACGAACTTACAGTCTCAAGTAGTCCACGGTATTGGTGGATGCACGTAGCTGGATGTTCGGGGGCGCATGTCGTTGTATGTCACGAAGGAGTACAACTTCCAAAGGAAACTAAAAGAGATGCGATGGTCCTAGCGGTACATCATAGTCAATCACCTGCCACTAAGATGTCATGTGTTGATGTCACCAGGGTTGAACATGTAATGTGGATGCGCCAAGCTGGGAAAGTCAAACTCACGGGAGAAGTCATGGAACTCACAATTTTTATGAGAAGAGAGAAGGAACGACTCGAGAGACTATTGTCATCTAAAGTAAGCTCGTGTAAAGTCCAGCAATATAATAAACATCTTTAAAACCTAGATTTTCTAATTTCTCTGCTGCAAATCTGGCCCTCTGTCCAGTGTTACAGTAGACGAGTAATCCCCTCTTCGGGAGTTCCGTAGTTGTTTTTTCATTGATCTTATCCACGGGTATATGTAAGGCTCTGGGATAGTGACCGGCTCGCCACTCGATGGCAGTCCGAACATCAATGACCCTCTTTATCTTGCCATCCTTAATGAGTCTCTTGGCTTCTTGAGAGGACACTAGGTTCTGTCCTAAATATGTGTACGCTGTGAGAGCAGCAAGACCACCAACTAAAACGATTGGTATCATTTAGTATTTGTGAGGATTTTAACTTTGACATGATTCATCTCGAAACAACATTGTGCATGGCCGTCATAAGTTCTTTTACAAGCCTTGCAATAGTAGAGGTCCATTGTTATATATAATAAATTTTAACATAACTTTCTCTGTGCACTAATCTTTCTAGCCTCATCCCACCTCCCAGATTGTTGAATCAATAAGATCGTATTCGGTTTCATTCTAGAGAGAGACTTGCCATCTCGTAGATTTTTGAATGCGTTTGTGACCGTTTTATTTGATATACCAACACGACGAACTTTATATTGTCTCAATTCGGTATCCATCTGAGAAAGTTTTGTAGTGAGAGTTTTTACTTCGTTTTCCAAACTTGAAATGAAAATTTTTTGCTTCTTCGTCTTCAAATCTTCATTTTTTCGTTTTCGAAGTTCGTCACGTTCTTGTTCAAGGGCCTTAATTATGACCCGCTGCTTTTTGATTTTTAGATTTTTCTTCTTGACGACCCGGTCAATTTCTGGTCCAAGATCGATCGTGAACTTGGACGCCTTACGGGTTCGTGAGGAAGATTTAACCATTTTATATAAATTTTACTTTTTTGTATCCAACTTAGTTGCCAAACGCGACACCGCCCATACCCTTCTGGATACGAAGAATGTTGTAATTTACGGCATACACGCGATGAAGACCGTTACCACCGGTGGGTGAGGTTACAGTGAGCTTAGCGTTATCAATTCGGGAAAAGTTTAGTGTGCCCGTGGGCTGTGTCTTGCTTAGGTTTACACAGAAAGGCCAAGTGAAAGTGGGAAGATCCTCGAGAATGTCATCTGGGAGATCTGTACTGTGCATCTCGGGTACAACTGTGTGATGATACACCGCGGAAGTATCCTCGAACAAGGCTACACCGTTAATGTAAAGGGAAGACTTACCGAATGTGTATTCAGTGTCCCAGTCATCTCCAGCCGCCTTACCGGATACGAGGTGAAGGGACTTGATGGGGTGGTTGAAATAGCTGAGATCAAACTCAGTATCACCGCTGTTAGCTAATTGGTGTTGAGTCTGTGTGATCAGAATCTCATGTTCGTTATCAACGAAAAAGGAACGCTCATCTGTGTCTAGGTAAATGTAGTTACCCCAAACCTGGGGGCTACCCGCTGGTGTGTAACCGTCGCGGCACTTAATGCGAATCTCCACATCGTGATATTGGAGGGCCACTAATGGGAGACACTTGGTCCAGTCTTCACCGAAGAAGAATGGAATCATATAGTGATCACCACCGTGGTTCGCCTTCTTGTTATTGGTTGTGACGGCACACGAAGCCTTCGCCGCAGAATCACGGAGAAGGGGGTTGTGTACACCTTGGATGAAAAGGGAGTCGAGTTGAGACACCTTCTGACCACCGATCCACAGACTGAATTCAGTAGGACCCGCCGCATCCGCGGAGAACAGACCGTTGGTGTTCGTTTGGATGTTGGCGATATTGGTATCCTCGATCCAGATGTAACTCATGAGGTCACCCTTCGAACGAATGGGGATGGTAATCTCATTGTTGGCACCGAATGTACCGATGTAATCCATACGCTCGGGCTTCATAGCGAAGTTAGTATGGCGTTTGTAGTTTTGTCGAAAAAAGCTAACCTCAGGATCGCCAGTGATGAATACATCCTGGGCACCTACAGACACAAGCTCTATTAAAGCGGCTGACATTTATTAATAAACGATATTAAAATTTTGGCTCAAGATATACATAAGCGATGGTGATTTTTCAGGCCTTGACTTGGGAAGCCAGAGATGTCGATGATGAGCATTTAGTGAGTATATTTGGAAAAACTCAGGAAGGTAAATCGGTATGTGTCACCACCGCATTTACACCGTACTTTTTCGTTAAGTTTCCTAGGGGTGCTACACAAAAGACGGCACAAGAGATATTCGATATCATAAATAGAAAATGTCCTGAATGTCTTGTATCATATTCAATCATGAAAGCTAAAGATGTTTGGGGGTTTCAGAATAGTGAAGAGTTTGCGTACATGAAAATTGATTTTGTAAATTTAGCGATGAGACGACGTGTTGATTACTTTCTAAAAAATGCATTAAGCATTTCATCTGGGATGGTAAAACTAAAGGTGTACGAATCAAACCTAGACCCCGTACTTCGCCTGATGCATAGAACCGGTATTCAATCTACTGGGTGGCTTGATAGTGGTGACAAATGTGTTCGTTCATATCTCGCGAATGTGGATATTGATCTATATTGTAATAAATGGAATACACTCAAACCCGTTGAGAGAGATGATATCGCCCCATTTGTAGTCGCATCATTTGATATTGAATGTAATAGTTCCACTGGTAAATTTCCCGATCCAACCATCATGGGTGATGCGTGTTTTCAGATTGCGGTTTCACTTTGTAAATTTGGTGAAGATGAACCCTATGAGAAGGTTTGTCTATGTTACAAAAAAACCGAAGGTGATGATGTTGTGAGTTTTGATACAGAGAGGGAAATGCTCGAAGCTTTTCAAAAATACATGCAAAAAAAGGACATTGATATCATCACGGGGTGGAACGTCTTCGGTTTCGATTTCAACTATATTCACACACGGGCACACTTACTCGGATGTAACCCCGATTTTTTCAGACTTGGAAAATTGAAGGATCAGATTTGTGATATTTCAATTAAAAAATTGAGTTCGAGTGCTTTAGGTGATAATACACTGAAACTCCTTCCAATGTCCGGTCGGTTTGTTTTCGATTTATTCCATGAAGTGAAGAAGGGGTATAAACTCGATTCGTATAGTCTAAATAATGTGTCTAAATTGTACCTCGGAGATCAAAAGATTGACATGCCACCAAAAGAAATGTTTGCTCGATTTATAGAAGAAGATCCAAAAAAGCTTGGCGAAGTCGCAGAGTATTGTATCAAGGATACACTCCTCCCACATAAACTTATGAGGAAGTTGTGCATCTTACTCAATCTCCTAGAGATGGCCAAGGCGACATGGGTACCCCTATGTTTCCTCGTAGAGCGTGGACAGCAGATTAAGGTTTTTAGTCAGTTGACTAAAAAGGCTCGAGAACTAGGATTTATGGTACCGACGATTCGATGGGGTGCTATACCCGAAGAACCCTACGAAGGTGCAACTGTACTTGACGCTCAAAAAGGAGCCTATTATACACCCATCACAGCCCTGGATTTTGAAGCACTGTATCCGAGTATCATGATGGCCCATAATCTATGTTACTCTTCCTATGTTATGAATGAGAAGGATTATGGGAATATTCCTGGTGTTACATACGAGACGTTTAACATTGGTAACAGGACATATAAATTTGCACAGAATGTTCCGAGTCTTTTACCAGCCATTCTATTGGAGCTCAAGCAATTTCGTAAAAAGGCGAAGAAAGATATGGCGGCCGCGACGGGTGCTATGAAAGAAGTCTATAACGGTAAGCAGTTGGCATACAAAATCAGTATGAACTCGGTGTATGGATTTACTGGTGCGGGTAAAGGTATTCTTCCATGTGTTCCCATCGCATCTACTACGACATGTAGAGGGCGTGAGATGATCGAAGAGACAAAGACATATGTTGAAAAGAACTTTCCGGGTGCGAAGGTAAGGTACGGTGACACGGATTCTGTGATGGTTGAGTTTGATGTGGGTGATAGGACGGGTGAAGATGCGGTAAAATACAGCTGGGAGATTGGTGAAAGGGCGGCAACTGAGTGTAGCGCCCTCTTCAAGAAGCCTAATAACCTAGAACTTGAGAAGGTCTATTGGCCATATTTCTTGTACTCGAAGAAGAGGTACGCTGCGAAACTTTGGACGCAGGGTAAGGATGGAAATATGCACATGGATTACATAGATATCAAGGGGCTTCAGGTTGTTCGCAGAGACAATACACCTCATGTTCGAGAGGTTTGTAAGGAGCTTTTAGATGTAGTTCTCACCTCGAGTGACCCTGGTCCACCACTCGAACTCGCGAGAGAACGCGCCATAGAACTATTATCCGGCGACATACATAATGATAAACTGGTATTGAGTCAATCTCTTTCAGATTCGTATAAGGTGAAGGGACAAAATGTCTCAATAACGAGCCCTGATAGTATATACATCAATCAAGCACATGTCCAGGTTGTCAATAAGATGCGTGATAGGAAACCTGGATCAGAACCACAATCAGGTGACCGGGTCCCATATCTACTCACAAAAACAGGTGACCCGAAAGCACGAGCCTTTGAAAAATCTGAAGATCCTAAATATGTCGAAGAGCATGATGTACCCGTAGATTATCACTATTACTTTGTCAATAAATTCCTGAATCCTGTATGTGATTTACTAGATCCATTATTTACAAACACCAAGGAGGAAATATTCGGTGAAATCATCACTCAACACGCACCACCCAAGAAGAAAAGAGAACCTGGGTTTAGTGGCATGAAAAAGGAACAACTCGTGGAAGAGTGTGAAAAGAGAAACCTAGACACATCGGGGAAAATAACCGATTTGAAATCGAGGTTAAAAAACAGTACCGAAAAACAGAATTCTGTTGAAGATCTATTTAAAAAATACGAGCAAGATAGAAGTAAGCAATGAGTTCCTATGATAAACTTATCACGGTGTTTGATGAAGAATTGAAAACACGAGCCAACGAAATCATAAGTGATTATGCCGAAATCATTTCAAAGAAACATGGTATACCACTCGATCTATTATTGAGAGACGTGCCCGAAAATTATACTGGATCGGTGTGTAAAGGAACAAAGTCAAATGGCCATCGTTGTACACATAAGGGTCTTCACAATGGATATTGTGGAAAACATATATCACAAGGTACTAAAATTAAGCACAGGGATCTTACGAGTATAAATACACATACACATGGGAGTGACAAACTTTTCGTTCCCGATTGTCCAGCGTGTATTCGCCCAAATGTATTTAGAGATATAAATACAATGTTTAATAATGAGTAAAACCGATATTCTACTAACATCAATTAACAACTTTTATAACGAAGAGAAGAATAGAACTAAACTTTTAAACATTTTAGACAAAACATCCGGAATTTCATTGAGAAACTTGGAATGGTTCATCACGAATTATGCCAAGAAAAATAACACAACATACACAACAACTGATGGAAAGTTGTTCACTGTTCACTGCGCATATAAGTCGAGTCTAGATGGCTACAGCAAGAAACTATTCGATCCATTTTGTAGGTCTACGAAGTTTCCTTATATTGTTCCGGGGACAGGTCATGAAATTCAGACAACATTAGCGCAATTGAATTTCATCAAATGGTGTATCAAGAACAACATCATTGATTATATTAGTAGTCATAAGACTTCACTGTTTAATAAGAAATTGACATAGATCCATTTTCAAATTTGAATGTTAGATAGCCCGTGTAATACATTTGAAGTGTATACGTTTCTTTTGTAATATCTATTTTCGTTTTATCTAATTTAACCTCAAATACTGTTTTATCTGATTCGATACTACTAAAGTCCAAGTTTCCCGAAGGTTCCACATTTACTGGATTCATCGCGAAACTATACGTGTATATATTCCTGATTGGTCGCGCCAATCGATTTCTGTGAGGTACCAAATATTTAAAGTAGTTGTGATTTGTATTTGAAATGTTGGGAAGTTTATTTCCGTATATGAAAAACTGTGCACTCTCTAATATGGGGTTGAAGAATGTTGTATTTTCGTCAAAATTATCACTCGATGAGAAGTTAAATCTATTATGCATAAAGAACTTTTCTTCTTCACTCGTTTGAAGAGCGTACACGGATGCATACCCTCTCGTATCACCTGTAGTTACATCTGGACCCACACCCACTCGTAAACCGTTTGTCGATAAAGATACCGAATGCCCAAACTGATCATTATTGATGGTTCCTACGATTGTCTCACCCAGTTTTGTCCATACACTATTTTCATACACATACACCTTGATATCACCCTTTCCATTTCCGGGTGATCCTGTGGCTACACGAGATCCATCACCAGAGAATGAAACCGAAGTACCAAATTTATCACCAACCGCTGTACCGTTGATATCCGAACCCATCTGACTCCAGTCACTGACACTATATTCATATATTCTGATGTATCCAGTACCACTGCTATTCTCTGGTCCTCCCGCGACTACTCTCGAAGCGTCATCTGGTATAGATACAGATGTCCCGAATGCGTCACCCGTCGTTTTACCACTTATTTCTGACCCGTCAAGAGCCCAAGCTGTCCCACTATCATATTCGTATACTCGAACCTTTCCTTGATCATTACCCGGAATACCTATGGCCACGATAGGTCCAGATGCCACTGTATTCTTCATAGAAACGGCTGTACCCAACTTATACGAAGCTCCTCCACCAACGATATCAGCTCCAACCTTTGTCCATACAGAATCATATTTATACACGTTGACAAGACCAGAATCTGATGCGGTAGTATCATCGAATGGTGCACCTACGGCTACATAGGTACCGTCGTTTGAAAGGGAAACTGAGTAACCGTACCGCATACCAGCTGTCGCCCCCACAATATTTGTACCCACCTTTGACCACCCAGAACCTACGATATAATCGTATATTTCAACATGACCCTTATCAGACGCACTGTGTGGGCACCCGATAGCTACCCGGGATCCATCATTGGAAAGAGAAACGGAAAATCCAAGTTGATCTAAATCTGTAGTACCTACAATATCCGACCCCAATTGCACCCAAGCTTTTGTGGTTGCGTTATACTCATAAATCTTTACATGACCCCTATTAGCTGTTGTAACACCCGTATCTGCGTCGTTGAGGGAACCACCTATAGCCACACGAGTTCCATTCCCAGAAATAGATACTGCTCTACCAAATTTATCTTCACCCGCGGTACCATCTATGATACCACCCAAAATAAGGGGTTCATCACCTATACTTCTTACAGCATTCTCAAACTTTGTATTCCTCAAGAACCAATGTAAACATTTCACAGGGATATTTGGTACGAGATTATTTTTGATACTGTCTTTATTAAGTTCACTCACAATTGTTGGGTGTTTTTTTACGATATCATTGGTCATGGTTAACGGGCGTGAAGCAAAATACTGTCGTTCTTGACCACTTAATGTAATTTCCTCCGTCACTAAATTAAATGATTGCAGTTCAAGTGTATCGGTTGTATTTGTGTAGAATTCTTGGTTATAAAACTCGAGTTCAAAGGTAATTTTCTGTTTATGAATAGCGCAGATTGGAAAGTATGGGCGATTTGGTTTATTTGTAGCGTGTTCATCACTCGCATATTTTCGAGAGAAGAAGAAATGTAGAGGTATGACTAGATCTGCACTTTGACGAGCGAAAATACTGTTACCGACCGATTTATCAAAACCGAGGTTTCTATTAACAAGTGCTCTATTGGCTACTTTTTCAGACATTTCTAAATAAAGATCATCGTAAATGATACCCCAATCATCATGTAATTTTTCAACTTCTATATCATCTACAAACATAGTGACACTCTTGAGAATATGTCTCCCCAATTGATCGGCATAGTTACCGTCTGTAATACCGGGCATAGTGATACTCAACCACATATTACTTAAAAGGTCTCCCATGTTTGTCGGGTTGAATTCGACCTTTAGTGTTTGACCGAATGGCCATTTAGGTACCTGCCCAGGATTTACTACGTTCCGACTTCTATGATACTTTCTAAACTCTGAATGTCTCAAGAGTTCTTTGTAATTAAAGAACGAATCATCTGGGTCTTTGGAAAGAAGATATGTATCCTGCTTTCCAATAGCCTTGAGAGAAATCTTTGCAGCTTCACCCATACTTACCTATTGTCTATATATTTTTAATATCATTCTTCCACATAGTCGATGGGGCTGTCGAGGTTAATGCCTTGAGTTCCATTTTCGCCTGTTCGGATTCTTTGAGAAGTTCACAAACACTCTCATCTGTGTATTGAACAGTCCTAATGTTCAGTAAATAATCGTAACTCCCACTAATGAGTGGAAATGTATGTGAAAGTTGTTCTTCGAGTTCCTTCTTTTTGCGACGGAATACCACAATTTCACCGTTGATGACCATAGACACAAATCGAGATTTGTAATCGCACATCTTAGATTTAGCCTCAAGAACCTTGATTAGATACTCTTTCCGCTTATCATAATAGTCACGACGAAGGGTGATAAAGTCCATTAGGATCTCTTCAGGTGTCTCATACTTATGAATACCTTTGGTGGGATGGAATAAATGCATATTGCTTGTACGAAAAGTCTTTTGAAGTTTAAGATCCTTAACAGCATCTTTGCCATTGTAGTCTTGGATCA